TATGGTAAGTTGCGCGATGGGGCAAAGATTCATATTAAAAAGAATCCCCCCGATGTTTTTCCGACCTATGAACCACCCCTACATAGTGGTTCAACGAGAAGAAAGACGAAACCCCAAGAGCAAAACGGATTAGAAGCTTTCTTTGAATAGTTGACAACCTTTTAAAAATATGCCATAATACTACCATGTATTCTGTGACAATATTCAAAAATACTTTCGATAACAAAACTCATCGTGTCATGTCGTATGACACGTGGGAAGATTTCGTACGTATGTTGAAAAACTTATCAACTAAACCCGGAGAGAAAGGTGGCAACAATAGTAGTCCTCTCATTAGTCCTGCTCGTTATATTGAACATTCTACCCGCGCTAATAAAAATGTTGTGGAATGGTCTAGTTGGTGCTGTATGGATGTTGACGATTATGATATTATGTCTGATCTTAATAAAAGTCTACAACAAATATGCGGAGGATATCGATTCGTTTGTTACTCCACTGCTTCAAGCACTCCTGTCAATCCTAAATTTAGGTTGGTCTTTCCTCTCACAGTAAATCTTCCTGCAGAAGATATCCCTCATTTCTGGTATGCTCTGAACAAAAGATTTGAAGGTATGGGTGACGAGCAGACTAAAGACTTGTCTAGGATGTACTATGTTCCTGCTCAATACCCAGACGCATTCAATTTCTTTTTTGAAAGTGACGGAAAAGATATCGATCCTTATGAGTTGATGGAAGCATATCCCTACACAAAAACTACAGGAGAAACTTTCCTAGATAGACTACCGGAAGCGATGAAAGAAGAAGTCCTTGCTTACCGTAAGTCTAAACTGAACCGGGAATACAAATGGTCTTCGTATAAAGACTGTGAGTTTTTTCCCAAGCAGTTAGCGAAGGAGTATCAAACAATTTCTAAAACCGGATGGTATCATAAGATGTATCAGATCATGGTTGCTACCGCTGGCAATGCTTTGAAAAATAATTACGACATCACTGCACGTGAGATCGCAGACCTTTGCAAGCAGCTTGACAACGACACCGGAAACTGGTATGATAATAGACCATTGGAACTAGAAGCAGATCGAGCAATCGAATACATATACAAAACTTTATGAGGACTAAAAATGTCAGACGATAATGTAATTGAAATTGATTTTGATGAGGAAGAAAAGGCAGAAGTCTTAGACACTTCTGCAGTCAATATTCCGCAACAAGCAGGAGTTCCTACCTCTATGACAGTTGGTGTGTTAGGTACTAACAGTATCGCAAAATCCATCAACGTTATGTTTGCTTGTTCTAATTCACGTAACGTAGTTAACGTGGTTGAATATACCGACATTGATGAGATGACTTCAGACCAGACCAATGCTATAGCGTTTGTTTGTCTTGATGCTAAACTTGTCAAAGACGATTTGTTCGATGATGCTGAAATTGTAGATGCTTGTTCTAAGATCTCCAAGCACACTCGCGCATCTATCGTGCTAAAAACTACTGTTCCGTATACAACTATCGAGAAAATTCTCGCAATCGTAAATCCGGATCGATTTGTTTATGCTCCCGAAGTTGCATCGGAGGATAATCTCGACGCCATTCTTCGAGCAGACGTTGCGTTTGTAGGAGGCACCGCAAAGTCTTCTCCTGCATATCTGCGACTTATGAATGGCGGCAGTGTCTTTGAGAGAAAGATTGTTGCTGGAACTGCAATCGACATTGCTCTTGCAAAAGCAGCATCAGTAGGGTTGAAAGCAGTGACGCAAACTTACTGGAACCAGATCTATGACTACGTGCAAGAGTCACAGGTAGGTAATTATAACACCGTAAAGAAAGCAGTCGGTACAATTAAAGACGATGTGTTGAATAGTATTCCTACTTTCGTTCGCGCAAAGACTGAAGATGGTGTGAGTTATAAGAAAGCAAAAAGTTTTGCTGGTGAGTTTGCTAACACTGATGTAAAAATTCTTGCAAGCATGACAGACAAGTTGACATTGCTTGACGAATGTATTAATATTAAAAATCTTAAGGACTAATTTATGTCATTGATGCACAAACTACAGAAGAACTCTAAGATCAAGTTCACCGAAAGGTTGGACCATTCAGAGTTTTTCCAAGAGAAAGAAGTTGTCCAGACTGATGTGCCTATGCTCAACGTTGCCTTATCCGGGTCACTTGACGGAGGTATCACGCCGGGTCTCACTGTACTCGCAGGTCCCTCGAAGCACTTCAAGACTTCTTTCGCTCTGAAGATGGCAGCATCTTATCTCGCCGCTAAATCCGATGCGGTTATGCTGTTCTATGATTCAGAGTTTGGTTCACCTCAGTCTTACTTTGAGACATTCGGCATCGACACCTCACGTGTGTTGCACACTCCTATCTCCAACGTAGAGGAGTTGAAGTTCGATTTGGTGAATCAATTGGAGGCACTGGACAAGGAAGACGATGTGATCGTTGTTATTGATTCTATCGGAAACCTTGCCTCCAAGAAGGAGTTAGAAGATGCCTTGGACGAAAAGTCTGTCGCTGACATGTCACGTGCGAAAGCACTGAAGGGACTATTCCGTATGGTAACTCCATACTTGTCTATGAAGAACATCCCTCTTCTAGCAATCAATCACACCTACAAGGAGATTGGTTTGTTCCCTAAAGACGTTGTCGGTGGGGGTACGGGCATCTACTACTCTGCTAATAATATCTGGATCATTGGACGCAGACAAAACAAAACTGGTCAAGAAGTCACTGGTTATGACTTTGTGATCAAGGTTGAGAAGTCTCGCTTTGTGAAAGAACAGTCTAAGATCCCCATCACTGTATCTTGGGAAGGCGGTATCGACAAGTATAGTGGACTACTTGAAGTGGCACTAGCATCAGGACATGTTATCAAACCATCTAATGGATGGTATGCTAAGGCAAGCAACCCAGACCAAAAGTTTCGTGCGAGTCAACTGAACGCTGATTTTTGGCATGATCTCCTTCACGATGAAGAGTTTGCGCAGATCATCGAAAAGATGTACCAGATTGGTCAAAGCAGTTCTGAAGTGGATTTAGAAATTGAGGTAGCAAATGATTAACCTAGACAAGGTAAGTGAAGGTATACACTACGAATTGACACCCGTAGAAGAAAACCCAAACGAACAGGCGTGGCACGTCCGTATCTTAGAAGGAGAGTTTGCAGAAACTGTAATTGCTTTTGGTAATGTTGCGTTACATAAAGACGGTGATCATCTCAGTTTTAATTTTGCTCTAGTCTCTAGTCCAGATGATACTCTAACTGAAGATTACGAACCGCTGCAGGATTTTGCCGCTGAAATTCTGGAAGACATTATGGAACGTGCTATAGCAGACGGTTCGATTGCATTCAAGGACAAAGAAGAAGAGTGAAAACTGCAGTCTTAGTTTCAGGACTGCCTAGATTCAATTACATCAACAACGTTGATCGTATACCTCTTGCCTTTCCTAACGCTGATATTTTTTATCAAACATGGAAAGGACAGACCTACGATAAAACCAAGTTAAAAAATGTACTTCTCACTCCTGAACCTAAAGTAGACTATGTTGCATATGATACTCAACAACATATGCCTTTTCGTAGAATCAGAAACCACAATCAGTTAGTAGGCATCTGGCGAAACCTAGCATACAATCGAGTGAAACAAATCATTGCTCATGCAGATCTTCTGTCAACAATTCCAGAAGAGTATGACATGATTGTTCGGGTGAGATATGATTCTAAACTATCTTACCTGAAAGAATCCATTGATCATTTTCAAAAGAGTATGGAAAAATCTTACGAAGAAGATGTGTCCATAGGTTATGGGTATCAGTTTCATCTTGGTATCAATGTAAAATTGTATGGAAGTTCAACACCTAGTTGGGAAAATATTACTCCCGCAACACAAAGTACATTTTATGAAGGCAAATATCATCACAGTGACCACATGATGATTCATAAACGTTCTTTGTTTGACTGCGATAAAGTTTATTCTTTGCATAAAAACAAAGCACTGTTTCCTGCAGAAACAGGATGGTGGCAAGTTCTATGCTATAGAAAAAAGACTTGCATTTGTTACAACGGTGGTGTATTATTAGACAACAAGATTTGAGGTATAGATGAATACAGTTGACTTTGAAAAAGTTGTTTTACGTAATGTCATTACGAATGAATCTTACATGCGTAAGGTTATGCCGTTTGTTCAAAAGGAATACTTCGAAGGTGTGTATTCGAAGTTGTTCTTGTTGTTGGTAGACTTGGTATCGAAGTATAACAAGTTACCTAGTGAAGAATCTTTTCTGCTTGGCGTTCAATCAATGAATCTTTCTCCAGAAATGGAGAGGCATGTGCAAGATATCGTCCCCGATATCTTCACGCCTAAAGAAGAGAACCTTGATTGGTTATACGACGAGACAGAGAAATGGTGTCAGGAAAGAGCAGTCTACAACGCAGTGTTCGAGTCGATCAACATCCTTGATGGTAAGAACGAGAAGTTGACTAAGAATGCTATTCCTGATCTCTTACAAAAGGCACTAGCAGTTAGTTTTGACACTAATGTTGGACATGACTACTTAGTGAATGTTGAAGAGCGATATGACTTTTACCATGAGCATGAGGAGCGTATTCCGTTTGATCTGGAATACCTAAACCTGATCACCAAAGGTGGACTCCCCAATAAGACTCTGAATATCGCACTGGCAGGTACAGGCGTGGGTAAAAGTCTCTTTATGTGTCATCACGCTGCTAGTTGCCTTTCCCTAAACAAGAACGTTCTGTATATCACTATGGAGATGGCAGAGGAACGCATCGCTGAACGTATCGATGCTAATCTTTTGAACGTTGCTATTGATCAATTGGACACGATACCTAAAGACTCTTTCCTTGAGAAGGTTCACAAGTTGTCTGCTAAGACTCAAGGCAAATTGATTATCAAAGAGTATCCAACTGGACAGGCACACTCAGGGCATTTCCGTGCATTGCTCAACGAGTTGCGTTTGAAGAAAAATTTCTCTCCTGATATTATCTTCATCGACTATCTGAATATCTGTGCTAGTTCTAGAATGAAGTCTATGGGAGGATCGATTAACTCCTACACTTATATCAAGGCGATTGCAGAGGAACTGAGAGGTCTTGCCGTTGAGTTTAATCTTCCAATTGTTTCTGCTACACAGACTACCCGCTCTGGGTATGGTAACTCTGATCCGGGTCTCGAAGACACTTCAGAGTCGTTCGGTTTGCCTGCGACTGCAGATCTTATGATCGCTTTAGTTGCTGATGAAGAACTGACGAAACTTGGACAGATGATGGTCAAGCAATTGAAGAACAGGTACAACGATCCTAATCATAACAAACGATTTGTCATTGGTGTTGATAGAAGTAAGATGCGATTGTTCGATGTTGATCAAGGAGAGCAAACACTTATTGACGAAGACGCAGGACCCGTGTTTGATCATTCATCTGCAGGGCAGCGTATAAATACTGAACGTGTAAAAGAGTTGAAGTTTAACTGATGGAAGTAACAATACGTAGTCCTCTGATTCAAGAAAAACTTGACAGAGTCATTAACGAGTTTCACTATCTGTGCGATAAGTCAAACGTAGATCTTACAGATTACAACAATCCTGAAATTGAATGTAATGTAGGAGAAGCGAGAGGTAAAGGGGTTGAATGGTTCGCTTCTGAAGAATATTTAAGAGAGCGAATGTTGCCCCGATGGAATGAGCACATAGGTTATCCTAAGACATATAGGATATTCCCCGTTGAAAGACTTGCAGGGAGACGTGAAGACGATCCTGAATGGATGAAATACTGGAACTGGGGACGTTATGAATTACCACCAGAAATCGGTACAGCATCTTCTGCTCTGTTCGTTCACTACCCTGTAGATGGATTGACTGGATGGCACACTAATTGGAATGCAAACGCATACCAAATTTTATTTACGTGGAGCGAAACAGGTGACGGATTCTTTCGTTACTATGACAAACAAAAAGACGAAGTTGTAACCGTAGAAGATAAACCCGGATGGCAATGTAGATGGTACTATTTCGGGAGAAAAGATGAACCAGATCATCACTGCTGGCACACATGTTATACCCGATGTCGAAGAATGACTTTGGCATTTAAGTTCAGTAACAATGGTTTAGATTATGATGAAGATGCAATGGCGAGGATGCTAAGAGATGAACTGGTTAACGAGATCGAATCTCCCTGATATAGGAATTGTTCTAACAATCGTGTTGCTTGGTTTCGCTGTTTATATAGGAGTTAGTAAACCAGATGACAATAAAGAACAACCGATTGAAACAGAAAATAGCACACAAACAGTATCTGCAGAATCAGTTGTTGTCTCAGCAACTGGACCAACGATTGAAGAGGAGCACCTTCTTGACGAACGTTATTGCCTTGCTCTCAATATCTATCATGAGTCTCGTGGTGATAGTTTTGCTGGACAAGCTGCTGTTGCTGATGTAGTTATGAATCGTGTTGAGGATTCCTACTATCCCGACACAGTCTGTGAAGTGGTTAAGCAAACCGTGTGGATTGAGAACTGGAAAGGTAACATGGTTCCTAAAAGACACATGTGTCAGTTCTCTTGGTTCTGTGATGGTGTTAGCGATGAACCCGGAGATCCTGATGCGTGGATGGAATCTTATATGATGGCAGAAGAAGTTTTCGACAAAGGAAACTGGAGAGGAATGACTGAGGGTGCGACTCATTATCACTCTCTTCAAGTGAGACCCAAGTGGGTGAAGGATCGTGGTATGGAATACACGGGTACAATTGGACAACATGAATTTTACAGGTGGGAAAGATAATGAACTACAAATTTAATGAAGATCAACTGATTCAGGAGTTTAAAAAATATGTCGATAAAACATACGACCAACATTATGCAACGGATAAGTATCAGGCTACTGACATCATCATTGATTCTGGTCATGGTACTGGGTTTTGCTTGGGTAACGTCATCAAGTATGCAAAGCGATACGGAAGGAAAGGCAACACCGATGAGTGGCGTAAGGATGTAATGAAGATCTTGCATTACGCATTGATTCAATTGTATATTCATGATCAGGAAAATAAAACCGAAGTTAAAAAAGCACCGGGGCATTTCTATCCAGATATCCCTACGTGTCCTTCCAGCATTGACGATGTTACGCCAGAAGAATGGAACGAAGCAGCAAGGAAGGAGCGATCTAATGGGTAATGTAATTAGTTTCTGTGACTATCGTCAAAAAAGAATCGAGGAACGTGCCATGGATGAACTGATCGATGAGATGTCAGAAGAAGAACTTGTTGACTTAGTTGCTGTTTTGTGCGAAACTAAAACTGTGTTAGATAATTATGAGATGGGTTCGTTTACGTTTACCCTTGAGATAGATGATACTAAAGACACCCCTTAGATATCCCGGTGGCAAATCTCGTGCCACTAAAAAACTTTTTAGAAATCTTCCAGACTTCACGAGTTACAGAGAACCCTTCCTTGGTGGAGGGTCTTGTGCTCTTGAGATCTCTCGTAGATATAACGTACCTGTATGGGTCAATGACAAATACTATAACTTGTATTGCTTTTGGAAACAACTGCAAGAAAACTCGATTATGCTATATAACAGCATACTAGAACTCAAGGTCTCCGCAGAAAGTTATGAAGACACTAAGCAAGCACATAGAAACCTTTTTCTTGAAAGCAGAGAAGAAATCTCTGGATGCTCTGATCCTTTTCGGATTGCTGTTCTTTTTTACGTGTGTAACAAGTGCAGTTTTTCTGGTCTAGGAGAGTCGAGCGGATTCTCTGCGCAAGCAAGTCAACAAAACTTTTCCTATAACAACATCCAAAAGTTAAAATTGTATGGTCCAGAAATAAAAGATTGGTTGATCACTAATCTTGATTACACTGAAGTTATAGATGGTACAGAAAGCGAGTTTATATTTGCTGATCCCCCTTATGATATCAAGTCTGGATTGTATGGTAAGAAAGGTGAGCACCATCTAACTTTTGATCATGTAGAGTTTGAGAAAAACATGTCAGAAGTGAAATCTAAAGTTATGATTACATATAATTCAAATGCGGAAATTCGAGACCTATACAAAGACTGGACTCAGGTTGAATGGGACTTGACATATACTATGCATTCGAGTAAGATATATCGTGTTGATGAAAAGAACCGTAAGGAATTGTTGATAACTAATTATGAATAAAGGGATGAGATTTGCAGTTATAGATACCATTGCTGCAACGCCGATTAATTTTACATTAAACTTTGTATGTTTGAGCATAGCATTTCATTATGGAATGACTGCTATAGAAGCAGCACCTTTTTTGACTGCTGTATTTTTTGTGTGCGCAATCATACGTAAGTATTTAATATTTAATTACACAGGAAAGAAAAATGCCTAAAGGTATCAAAGGGAGCGGTTCAGGTACTACCGTTCTTATGAATCTAACAATAGAGAAGGAACTCCGCGACGAGTTCCATATCTGGTGTATTCGAAATAATACGACTATGAAAGATGTTATTGTCAATTTTATTTCGGATGTGGTAGAGCAAGGTAAAGGGGTAGCACCCGTTAGGGTAACTCCACAAAACCTTAAACGTGAAGATGGAGTCGATGCAATGAGTAAGTTCTTCGACGAGATGGATAAATCTGATAACTGGGAGGACAGTTACTAATGAATATGGAAGGTTTCACCAAAGCAGCACTTGAAGGAATCGTGACTGTAGAGTTTAATAAGATCGATACAGGCGAACTAAGAGTGATGCCTTGCACTTTGAATCGAGAGTTGTCTAATCATAATGTTCCTGAGATTTTAGAGCAGAAAGATGACAATGATCATCTTGTGGTTTGGTCATTAGACAAAAACGATTGGCGTTCTTTTAGATCGAGTACCGTTGTTCGGTGGTATAAGGGAAGACCCGATTAAATGAGAATCAGTTCTCGTTATCACACGTTGTTTCATTCCGAAGTCGTAACGTTAGATCTATCAGACATTGACTCTGATCTGATAGATGATACTTTACTAAAAATAGGAAATTCTTGGGATCAACGAATTAATCTTACTGATCAATGGACCCAAGACTTAAAACCAGAAGAAACAATAGATAGCAAACTCATGTGTCCATCCGATAATGATGGGTTTAATTTCATGAGGTATCTTTCCTATCTTTTTATGGACAAAGGAACGAGGTATGTGTCCTTTACTCTGTCCATAAACAATTTAACGACAACTAAAACTTTAAAAATTAAGGAGAAACACGCAGTTTATTTTCCGGGATGGATCAGACACTCTGTAGAAAAATCTGATACACCTTGCTCCATAAGATATGGAAGTTTCGAATGTTCTGTAGATGGACAGTCGCCCGAAAAGAACATCGCTAAAATACTTTCTGAAAACATCTATTACCCATCACAAAGAATAGAGAAACCACAAGATGAGTTATTCGGTAGATAAAGTATTGTCGCAAGAGCAATTGCATCGTCTTAGAGAGTACGAACAAAAATTACAATACCAAAACATCGATCAGTATTACAATTTGTTTAGTCTTCAGAAGTGCAACGATCCGGGTCCCAGATGGTATAGAGATCTTCTAGAAGGATACTATAACAGAAAGATACATGCGTCTTACTTCCTACGATACGGTGTAGGTTCGTTTACAAAAGCACATCGAGACGATAACCGTGTGACAGATAGAACTATCGTGACCTTTATTAGAACGGATAATCTTCTTGGTGGTGAGTCATTGATTTTTGAACCCATACCGGGATTAGACAAAGACGGGCAATGGCAGAAACCTGTAGTGGTTCCGGAAATTACGTCTGGCAAATCCCTGATTTACGATACCGACATGGTACACTCAGTGGCAAAGGTTCATCGAGGATTAAGGAACGTTCATATCTGCTGGTTTAAGACCAAACAAACTCACTGAGCAGTTCTGCAGAATAAAGTTTTCTATCTGAAGCAAACAGTCTACCGCAAAATAGACGATAAATGTAATAAGTGGATCCGACTACCGGAGAATATTTTTCTAAGATAAGTTGTTCGTACATAATTTGCAGAGAGTAAGTTGTGTTTATATATAAAAATTCAAAAAAGGAGAGTAGTATGCAACAAACAGAATTAAACATGGATGTTAAACTTGACGCACCTTACAACGGGTGGTTTTATTGCAGGATCCGCAACGGAATGTTTAGGTGGCCGCAATACATTTCATTTTATAAGAGGAATAGACTATGATTAGAAAAGGTGATACCCTACCAGAATGTAACTTCCGCACACGAGTGCGAGACGAGTCAGTTGGAGGACCCAACCCTTACCGATGGGAAGACTTGACTACCGACGATTACTTTAAAGGTAAACGAGTTGTTTTGTTTGCTCTTCCCGGTGCGTTCACGCCTACGTGTTCGACGTTTCAGTTGCCGGGATACGAGCAGAAGTTTGAGGCATTTCAGAAGACTGGTATCGACGCAATCTATTGCTTGTCAGTCAACGATGCTTTCGTAATGAACGCATGGGCAAAAAGTCAAAACCTTGAGAACGTGGAGGTAATTCCTGATGGATCCGGATCTTTCACCAAAGCAGTTGGTGCGTTGGTTGATAAAGACAACCTTGGGTTTGGTTATCGCAGTTGGCGTTATGCATTGGTTGTTGATGATTGTGTAGTTGAAGCAGTTTTTCCTGAAGCAAGCATGCGCGATAACGCAGAGGACGACCCTTATGAAATCTCTTCGCCAGAGAATGTGCTGAACTACTGTCTAGGACATGCGAGGACAGAAGCAGCATGAACGATAAGTGGAACGGAGAAGCAAGAGGATGTGCAGATGTCATGTTCTCTCGCATCCAGATCTTAATGCGTAAACAAAAATATCCGGGACATTACAGTAACCTTTTCAATGCTGTAATGTCCTTGGTAACACACTGCGAAGAAAAAGATCTAAGATTGACAGACATTCTAGAAGATGTGTATTTACAATTAAAGGAAGATAGCAATGAAGAGCGGTAAAATCTGGGGTAATACCCAACTAATCGAGCACACCCCCTCGTTCGAGTTTCATCGGATTGAGTTTAAAGCAAACCATTGTTGTAGCGAACACTACCACAAGACCAAGTGGAATGGATTCTTCGTTGAGTCGGGTACTCTTTTGGTTAAGACGTGGCAAGAAGAACCGTCAGACCACAGACCCAACATGCTGTGCGATCAAACGGTTTTGCGAGCAGGAGATTACTACAAGGTAGCTCCCGGCAAGTGGCACCAGTTCGTGGGTGTGGATGATGGTGTAGCATTCGAGTTGTATTGGGCAGAATTTGACGGTAACGACATCGTTCGACGCACACAAGGACGCGCATTAGATCGCCCCGCCATTGAGGGTCATCCCGGTAATCCCCTTACTGATTTGAACGCAGACTAATGGCAGCGCATCATAGAGCAACCCGCACGGAACTGCATGAATTGGTTGGGGGATTTCTTAGAAAAGAGAAATACCCTAATGAAAGCGTGTTAGAGATCAGCGGCAACACGCCAGAATGGAAACCTTTTTTCAAATTATGGCAAGGCACCGTTTATCCTCAAACAGATGCTCATAATCTTCCGCATAAAGACAATACGTTTAGTGCGGTTATAGTGAACCAAGTTTTAGAACACGTCCGCAAACCTTGGATAGTGATGAAGGAAGTACACCGGGTCCTCAAACCCGGTGGCATCGCTATCGTTTCGTCTCCCTTCATGTATCAAGTCCATCTTGAACCAGAAGACAACTGGAGGTTTACGATTGATGGATTAAAAATCCTCTGCGAAGACTTCTCCAAAGTTCGGTTAGAAGGCAAGACTGGTAACCCCTCCCTAATAAAATATCTTATTGATAACCCTAAAGGAATTAAAGACGACGTTGCCCATATGCATATGAATCTTTTTAGGAATCAAACAGACCTTTGGTACCTTAAATCGGTATTGATTGTTGAAAAATAGGAATATAATGTATTCCTATAATTCCTCAAAAATCTGTTGACATTTGCGCATCTCCTATGAGATAATTACTTTGTAATTAAGGAGATAGAGATGGAAAACTTAGTTGGTTGTAAGATTCGATACGTTTACGGTGCGATGCATTTTGAAGACGAAGGTGTGGTCGTTGAAGATCGTGGTGACGTAGTTGCTGTTATGGTTGGTGGACGACAAGCGTATATCCACCGTCGTCAAATTATTGCGGAGGGTGTATAATGATTGATCGAGTTGTGTGTGCTTATACTGATTGGGGAAGCGAAGTTTTCCACCTCTATGCTAAAGACGAGTTAGTAGGTCGTGCCAGAACTGCCAACGGTATCGCTTTCCATATAGAAAAGAATGGTGGTCCTGCTCCCGTTATCCGTGGTCACATTGCTGATACCCATGCTCTGACATGGAAAAAAGCGTGTGAATTGTTATAAGGATATAACAAAATAGTCTAAGAAAAGTGTTGACAAAACATATTTTTCGTGAGATAATTACCCTGTAAATTAATGAGAGAGAGTGAGTTATGGAAGCACAATTTATTAAAGAGTTTGCTGCAGAAGGTCTTAAGTTGACGTTTGACGCAGAGCGTCCCGTTGCTACCTGTATCCGTGAGACCAAACGTGCCCGTATGGGTTACAAGGTTGAGTTCTGTTATCGCTTCAAGAATGCCGAGCGTATGTACCAGTATGTCGAAGGTTTCCTTGCTGGTCGCAGAGAGGTTGCTGCTCTTAAAGAAGAACGCAAGGTTGCTCGTGCTGTTGCTCGTAAAGAAGCGCAAGAGAACGTCAAGAAGGGTGACATCTTCGTTGCTACTTGGGGTTGGGAACAGACCAACGTCGATGCGTATCAGGTTGTTGCTAAGAAGGGTGCTACTGTGACTCTCCGTGAGATTGCGTTAGAGACTATCGAAGGTAGCGAAGGTTATATGAGTGACCGTGTTCGCCCTGTCAAGAATCACTTCATTGGTGAAGCATTCACCAAGCGAATCACTGGTCGTGGTATCAAAATTAACGATTGTCAACACGCAAGTCCTGCCGAAGAAGGCAAAGAATTTTACCGAAGCTGGTATGCATAAGGAGAAAGTAATGTTATTAACTGAAATCACTCCCAAGACTCACACGCTGGATATCCTGAGTCATCTTAAGAAGTTGTGTGCTACTCACGACTGGTACTTTCAGATGGCAGATGACTCTCGTGCATACGAGCGAGGTCTTGTTCACGCTGATGAGATCAACTACGTGAGGAACGTTTTGGTCGCTCGTGGGTTTGAGAAACAAGCAGAGTCTTTGATTGATCGCTATCGTAAACCCATGCCAACGTTTGAAACAATGTTGAAACCCTTGCCCAAGAAGATGCCTCCTCTTAAAGAAGATGGTCGGTATGATTGGTCTTTTGAGTGGAATGCTGAAACAGAAGAGTGGGTATGAACGGATTTCGTAAGATGCAAGAACGACTAACTGCAGAAGGTTGGTTCGTTGCTTGGAACCTCCCGTGTTGTCAAACGTGTGCGTGGGGTGAGTTATCTTGGTTACCGGAACCACCGAAAGACATGTCTAAGGTATTGTTCAATCACTCGCAGGATTGTGAGGTCGAAGGTAGCGAAGAAGAGTGTGGAGAATGTGACGGTGAAGGCTACGACATTGATAATGATGAAGATTGTTCTTACTGCAACGGAA